TCATGAACCCATAGGTTCACTGGAAGGTCGAACATGCCGTCCCATGTCGCATCATCCTCGAAGAAGTTCCACTGAATTCCTTGGTCTCTCCACAGCGTTGGAAGAACTACGTGAACGAGTTCATCGTGCGCATTAGAACAGTCGTGGAACCAGGTGGTCTCGTATTGAGGAGGCTGAGCATAGGCCCACATCAGTTCACTGGCTGGATCTTGCACGTACATGAGGCGTTCGCGGGGCAAGATCAAGCCATTGTAATGATGGAAGGCGACACACACTTCTTTCCAGTGCATTCCCCAATGCCAGAAGCTCATTTCTTCAACATCCCCGTAGGAATCGAGAAACTTTCGCTTTAGCCATCGGTTTCGGGTCGCAGCCTTGTCTGGAATGCGTACACTCACCTCGCCGTGTTCGACAATCACCCACGGGCTCCATTCCAACAACCACTCCAAAGACCTTGCGGTCCTGAAAGTGGGCATGAAAATGTCGCTCCTGGGTTTTTCCCAATCACGCCAAGTGAAGTAGCTGGGGACGTCACAATCGAGTGCGACGCAAGACTGGCACTGCACTTCAGTTCCACTCTCTTCGAGCACGGGCAAAACAAGAGGAATCTTGTTCATCTTCCGATGTTTCTTGAGAACGGACTGGGCAGCGGCGGACTCTCTCGAAGAGAAAGCACCTGCTGGGGTGGGGTTGATGGTCCCTCCAATGAGGGGGCTGACGGATTTCAGGATCCAATCAGAGGCGTCACAGACCGCATTATGCATGTTGCCAACAACAGCGATCTCATGTCTACCTCGAACTGGGTCCCAAACCACGTGAGCTGCGTCTCCTTGATTCTCACCACTCCTAAACTCGAGGACGATTTTCTGTCCTCGGGCCAGGGAGTTGCAAAAGCGAAGGAAGCCAAGATCCTTATGACAGGGGATCGTGCTGGGCTCTTTGTAACCAGGAGCCATGGTGGACACCTTCCCGCACGTGAAAACGCACTGGGCACGGCCAGCGGGAACTGTCTCTGTTGGAAGAGAACATCCTACCGCAACTGGCATCGTGTTTCCTGGGAAGTTCGACGGGCCGAACACTTTCGTGTCCAAGTTCCAATCATTGATCCCCTTCCTCGTGTACTCGGAAACGTACTCGACTAGGGCGGAGTCTTGAATGGAACCTCCGATGATGATATTGCCTTCGGTGCCGAGCCCACTCACTTTGTAAGAGAGTCCGCCTTTAACAACTTCGTTGAAGAAAGGCTTGTGAAGCTCGGCCTCGGTGGCAATATCAAAACGGGCTGTGACCTCAGTGGGGTCGTTGCGGCCAGCGTTGAAACTGTGGGTGTCGTCTGTGTTCCTTTTTGTGAGGAGGGGGAACTGCCCTCGGATGTCGCCATTGATGGAATCAACGCCGAGTCTCCATGTGTTGTACTCTGAAGTCAAGTCAACTCGCGTTCTCCACACCGAACATTGCCCCTTAGGGAGTTCAAGATTAGGAGGATCCGCTGAGTACTCACCCCCGCCAGATTGCGGAATGTGAGCCTCGTCTCCAAGGAAACGAGTGAGGTTCGAAGCACTACGGAGGCCCATGAAACATCGCGCCACCTCCTTAGAGGCGAACTTGAACGAATTTTTCCACGAGCAACCGATGGTGTTGTCGACACACAGGGACACTTTGTTGCCTCCGAAGAGGAATGTCAGGGGGTACTGAGACCACGAGGCGGTTCCGAAGTTGAACCGAGAGATGACGAAGCGGGGACTCCAGCGGGAGTACACCTGCCACGTGACGCTAGATCCATCTTGTCCAGTCATGTTGATGATGTCACTCTCAACCATGAGGACAATTCTGGGCCTTTCGTCGAGGTCAGTTGTCTCGTCAAATCGTCTCCATCGGTTGGCCCGACGGACGTCACGCAGACCAAGGCTGAAACCTTGGGCATTGGCGTTGACGGCAAATGTCTTGTACTGGCGAAGGCGTCCTACGTTTGGGTCGTAGTACGCTTGCTTCTTGGGAAACCAGTACGCGTTGATGGATCCGGAATATCCAAAGTTGGAATTCAGCTTGAAGTCGAATACAACGTCTCCGTCATACATCTCGTGATGTGAAGCAAGAATGCGACACGGTGGCGAGAAGAGTGACGGATCCATGTACACAAGTTCCACCAAGACAGAACCTCGAGTCGTGCTCGAATCAATCCGTCCAGATGCAACTTCCCAAGGTGACTGGCAAGCTGTCATGATGTCGTCGTGCGGTCCGGATTCCGCGATCTCAAGCTCAGGTGGTCCCTCGACGACGAGGTACTCAACTGGCCCGCCGATTGGATTTTGCTGCAGGGCGGGAAGTGCAGGTGCCGTGTTCTTTGGCACGGAAGGAGCGGCGATAACGCCGACGTAAGGATCGTTTCCACCTGAAGTGGACATCTTTCCTTGAACTTGGGTGGTGTCTTGTAGATTATCAACTCTCGCAATTTTACTTTTGAGGCGTTTTGCAGTTGGAAACACGATTGTATCCAGCTCACTACTCTTATTGACAACCAGGTCGTTCCACTTAACGGAACAAACATTCTCTCCCCAAATTCTGGCCCAAGTAGTGTCAAAGTTTGGAATGTCCACGCAAACCTTCACGCCAAGTGACAAGCAGTGCTTAACCGCAATCAACAATTGTTCGTGAATGAATGCATAGTAGTCGCGGCCCCAGAGAGAGGCCTCGTCTAGCACATCGCGAAACGTGCTTTCAGCATTCGTCTTTGTGAACTCATGGGTCCAACGAAGTTGACCCTCAATTGATGTTTTCTTGAGGGCGCCAACTCTCCTTCCTTCAGTGATCATGAACTGACGTGAACAGAAGTTCATATCAGCAATCGGGCTGGTGGTATAGTCGGGGTTGTCTTCCCATTCCTTGGGAAGAGTGTACTTCATGCCAAAACATTCAGCATATTGAACCTGAAACGTCTGGAAATTGAACAAGTGAGAGTAGGAAGATTTGATTGCTCTCAACAAGTCGTCTCCATTAACGTTCAGCTTCATGATGCTTTCAATGAAGGCAACGCTCCAGTTCTCCTTGGGCAACTCGGGAAACGCCTGACGCAGAATTTTCTTTGCGATATACAGGTGCATCACCCAGTTGTCCATAGAATTGCTGTAGGAAGTAAGAAACTCTCCCGAAGACCTCCCTCCATTGACTTGGTACACGACGTTGTCAACGAGAATGATCTTGTTTGATTGACGCTGGAAATGGGTAAGACACAGATTCTTAATCTGGTCCATTCGAAGGTTGGGGACTCTTCCTTTCTTCTTCAAAAGATCATAGGCGATGAGCACCGAGCACCGAGAAACCTCAGGGTGCAGAGTTTTATCAAACGCGCTAAAATCTCCGTTCTCTCCTTCATCTGACATGGTCAGAAGTCCGACAACGAGTTGTTCATTCTGGTGGACGAAATCCACTCCACTGGTGTGAGCAAGCTCACTCGGCTTGCCGGAGGTCATTCCGACGAGAGAACCGAAAATCATCCTGTCAAGCAACTGTTCGACCATGTCCACAACTGTGAAGAGACGCGTTTTGCCAGTCTCAACTCTGTCTTTAGGACGAAGTTCGCACTTGAGCTTGCCTTCGGCTGGGTAGCACGGCGCCACTCCATTGTAACTCCACTTGAAAGCGTTGTGGAATTCGTTACGCAGGGTAGTTCCGGCTTTATCAGCCTTGAAGGAGATTTTCAATCCTTTCGGCGTTTCGACTCTCTCGAAGAACTCGTCTTTCTTCTTGAATCCTCCCGCATGGCCAAACCAACCGCATGAAGCATCGAGATTCATTGCGTCGAAATGGCCATACAAGGGGTCCAAGGGATCTGTGACTCCGTTCAGAACTTCATCCATATTGAGAAGACGAACTCCGTGACCAATCTGCGCCTCCAAATAAGTACCCAACTCTGTACGAATCTCTGAGAGAATTTCCAGATTAACGGGTTTATTCGGAAAAGCATACTTGGCCATCTGCGAAGCTCCGAGGCTAGGAAACATGTTTCCTTTGCCGTCTGGGGAATGAACAAGGGAGTTTTGAACCTCCACGCTCAATTTCCTCCAGTCCTGACATGCTGGTCTCTTATCGTCGATCACCTTCGGAGAAAGTTTTCGATTCCAAGGAGTCAGGGAATAGTCTTCTTTGTGCTTGGAATTCGTTCCAGTAGGGCTTGAGATCGCGAGAACTCCGCCTCTGGCGTACCCCAGTTGGACGATTCTATCTCCATCCTCGATATCACTCCTGAACTCAGGATCTAGAATGTCGAGGGCTGTGTCAAGAAAGTCCCTACCAACCCAAGGCTTTTCCCCGAAGGGTAGGTCAAGGTATCGATAGTTCTGAGGCAGCTCCATGGCTTGCACAGAGATCTGCGGTGTCTTGCAGTCTCTGAGAGTGAGGATGTCTTCCTGTGTGACGAGCACAGAATACGTCGTCTGGTACTGATGGTTGTACGCATGGTGGATTGAAAAGATTCTCTCCACTCCGTCGCTAGGACCGTCTCTGAGGTAACAGCTGCCGCAATCGCCTGCCACAGTGGGCATGCCTGTGCATCTAAGCCAGTTAATCTCATAGACATTCGAAAGTTTGATCCCGGCGCCAGCGACACTCCACTCGTTCATGAGGGTGGTAGTACTGCCGGCCACTGTGGACACTTGAGGTTCGCAAACGCCGCGATGGACTTCGGCGTCTGGCCGGCGACATAGAGCCGAAGCTGCCAGACCTGCGCAGCCTCTGCCTGGGGTGACGGCGTCCCGGATGCGGCTTTCTTACG